TAGGTCAATTTCTTTGACCTGAACTCCTGGTGATACTTGGAATGCCATTGGTTTTTCCTCGTCAAATTTTGAGTTATAAGGTTGTAATAATACGGATGTTCAATGGTCTATTTATAAATAGAAGGAACTTAGAACATTCCTGTGTTATACGACTGAGTCCAGACCTCTCCACCCTCAACGGTATATTTTGGTTTCGTATCTTCAACGGCTGAAAAGTAACCCACCGGAACAAGTTCGTCCTCAATATTTTTGAGTCTATCTGAATAGAGCATATGTTTTAGATTGATGTCCGACATATTGATGAACAGATCCGTAGCCACAAACCACGCAAACAGTACCAGGGTCATTACGGTATCATCATGATTGCCGTCGGATGCTTCATAGGAGCTACCATCCTCAACAAAGGTACTGAGCTCCGAGATGGTGTCTGGATCCACGACCTTTAGCTTCTTTTGTTCAATAAGATCCTTCAGGTTACTGCAGCCAATACGTTTTGTTTTCTTTGTAGTGGTAATACCAATGGCTCCATGTTTTACAATTGACTCCACAAACATGTGTTCGTACTCTAGGTCATAATAGAGACCGTTACACACTACGGATCCCTGGTCATTTGATTCGACCACGACATACGCATTGTTATAGTTCTTTGCGTACTTATAGATCACATTCGGAAACAGCAGCGGCGACATGAGATTGTCTCTGAATGTGCATACGGTATAAAACGGTTGCACCGAAACATCAAAGATTGTGAACGTGGAAAAGTCCTGCCCTCTTCCCTTTGCCACGTCGACCGTCATAATGTAGCGATGGTCGGAGATGGGTTTCTCATAGACCTTTACATTGTTCTGAGTATAGATTGCAGGCTCAGACTTTAATGCAAGAAGATTCTCGGCATTAATGAGTGTCGAGCCTGTACCATGGAATGAATTGCCATACTCCTGCTCAAACTGTAACGGCGATGTGTTGGCAATGGTCTGATTCTTCCATTTCTCATCGCGACCAGGAACGTCGAACCAATCCACTCGGAACGGTTTGTACTCGCTGACTCCTTGAACCGCACTTTCCCAGAGACGGTGGAATGTATTACCCACGCCATTTGCCGTAGAGGTAATGATGACCTTGGATGTGGTACCAGAGGTAATTACCGGATATGTTGAGGTATAAAAGGTTGCTGCATTTTCAACGAATGCAAATTCATCAAGGAACAATAGATTGATGGAGAGACCACGGATTGAAGAACCGGAGGTTGCTGCGGCAATGATGCGAGAGTTATTACTAAACTCAATTGAACCTTTATTCAATGCGCGACAGCCCGGTTGTAGAAAGAATGGTAGGTTTTCAAGACCCAATGTAATACGTGCCAACATTTCACGCGCCGTAGAGCCTTTATTGGCCAGGACCGCAATCGTCTTGTCGGGCTGAAATAAGGCGTACCAAAGAATGTAGATGACCGAGCTAATTGACTTACCCGACTGGCGACACGCAAGAACAATGGAGAATCTATTATCAGTAAAATGACTAAACATTTTTTCCTGATACGAATAAGGTTTAAATGGAACCAAACCTCGATCCAGAGAAATTACTTTCACATAGGTCTTTGCAAAGTAAATCGGGTCCTTCATGCACTTGAGGTACTCACTTACTTCATCCTTCGTGAATTGTTGTTGAACCCCATCACGCTTGACCTGTGGGTTACCGAGGTACCCCATCTCGGCATTTTTAAGATGCATTTGTGACATTCTTTTCGAGGGTCTGAGTGATTAAATGTTTTTGTAAATCTGTAACGGAACCAAGAAACACATTGTTATTTGTGACACTGCCAGTAGGACCCGTCTGAACCTCGCCTTTCTCTTTCTTCTTGACTTCCTTCTTCTGCTTCTGAAGTGCCATGAGCTTATCCGTCATGTCGGAAGTGTTTTTGAGCATATTGCTGAGTACCTCAAATGCACGTGGATGCTCCGACTGTAAGGCAAGTTCCATCATACCGTCAATTGCCTTATTTGACTTGTCCACGAGGTCCTTATAGGTCTCACGTGAAAAGTTGTAGTCGTCCTCAATCTCCTTATTCACCTTCACTTCTGGATCCACAGGAGCCACGGGAACAGCAGGTAAATGATGTTCCAAATTTTTTAAGAGTTCTTCGCTTTTGCTCATAATAAAATAAAGCGTTTAGGGATTGGGTTCGTTAAATCCAAAATCCGTGATCGTCTGAACTATGGTATAGTCGTCGGGTGTGTCCTCAATGGAACCTAAGATTGTGTTGATATTCACATCAATCTTATTGTTTTCATTCGTGAGCAGATTCACATCTGACACCTTAATGATTGCCTTATTAGAAACTGGTCCATAGAAACGGATGCGTGTCTCAAAGTCCAACGTATAGATGATTGCTCTACGTTGAGCAAAATCGCCTTCATAGGTATCTTCCATGTTTACCGTTGTGAGCACAAACGGAAGGTCGGTTGTAAGATTCACCGAATCCAGCTCCTTGATTGTAACGGTATATTCGGGCTGAAAATACGGCAGAATCTGTTCAAGGACCTGAAGAGCATCGTCCTGATTCTTTGCCATAATCGAGAGCTGGAAGTTCATTCTGTACGGAGCAAAGGTCCGTACGATATGTTTTGTCAAGGTATCTCCAGCATCAATTGAGGTTACTACATTATTGCGGTTAATCTTCGTTGTCGCATCATACACAATGTTTGTAATTTCAAACGACATACGCGGTAGCTTCATTGCAACTTTATTGCCTTGAAGGTCCTTTTGTTCGTCGAGACGCTGAAGGAACTTGGCTTTGGGACCATACGAAAGCGGAACACGTACCGAATGTACTACGTGACCCGATTGGTCTTTGCGTACTACATTAATGTTATTGAAGATTGTTCCGAATACCGAAACAACCCTACGAATATGGGAATGGTAAAAGTGTCCGCTTGTCATAGATTAAAGAGCGGCAATTCTTGTTTTAAAGTCGGCAAAATCTGTACTATCTGCAACCAATATTTTTAATCCGGATATGCTAATGAATTGTGATTCACCAGTGCTGTCTAAAATGTCGCCGGCAGCAGGTAATGTTAAATCTCCATCAGTGTCGAATCTCCAATTTTTAGTATTTGTGTTGGTACCAATGACAACATCGCCGCCGTTCTTTTCAATTTTAACAAACTGATCATCATCGCCCAAATAGATGTCGGTTGTTACAGAATTGCCCGAGATTAAATGTACATGGCTATGTTCGGAATTACTAATGCCATTATTTGTTACGGTAACATAATTACCCGTTGGCAATGCATTAGATTCAAAATTGTAATATAACGCCGGATCATTTTCCACCTGAATGTCGTTAGAGCGAGTGCCCTCAACTCCCGTTATTGTAAAAGTGAATTCCGTGATATTGCTATTAGCGGGTATTGTCCAGGTAACTTCTTGAGAATCTGCTTGTTGAAGCCCCGTAAAAACCACACTGCCCGTGAGTGCTCGACCCAAGGATTGTTGAGTTACACCTGTTCCCGTAATTTCATAATTTACGGTTCCAAAATAAGCCCAACTTAACAGATTAACTGAAATTGTAATTGGGTTACCGTATTCAATATAACCACTGGAAGTTACGGTCCATGTCGACGAAGTTGGGCGAATCACTAAACTCTGCCCAGCAGCTGCCCCTGGTGGAGTTATGACTATTGTGGTAGCGGTATCGGTTATGTTAGCGCCTTCAGGAAATGTAAGTTCACCAGTCGCATTAAGTACAACTTCATAGCTGCCATTAATTAATCTATCTTCCGTTGCGCGTGTTCCTTGTGCACCAGTAATACCCTGAGTACCTTGGATACCTTGAAGACCCTGAGTACCTTGAACACCTTGCGTTCCTTGAGCTCCGTTAGATCCCACAAATCCTGCAGTACCTTGAATACCTTGTGAACCGGAACCAGTAGCACCTTGCAGACCCTGAGCTCCAGTGATACCCTGACGCCCTTGAATTCCCTGAGTGCCTTGCGCACCTTGTACGCCCTGCGCCGCGCCTAGGTTATACAGTTCGGTAAAATTGGCATTGGCCTTTGTGAAGGCTGCACGAATTGTGTCACCTGTTTTATCGTTGGCGACTGTTCCTGTTAAAATAGTTTGCTTTGCCATGTTATTGGGTATCGGCTGTTAGTGTTGTAGAGTCTGCGTAGATTCCTGTTGAATCTGCACGGTAAGATGAATTTGACGGAATGAGAGGCGGTTCCGAGAAACCAACCTCACCAAACGGATTATTTTCGCTGAAGTCAATAATGTCAATTCCTTGTTTCTCGAAATCGTAGTTCTGTGCTCCCTCGGCATTACCGTTAAATGTAAGGTCTTCACTTACGGTATCAAGATCGTATACCTTAGTAATGTCCCATTCTGCGCCACTGGTAAGACCAACAAGTTGTCCAAGATCAAATGCACCAAAGTTGCCATTGCTCATTCGAATCTCACCAAGAGCAATACGAAGTTCACTATTCGGATCCTGTGGCACCTTTTGGTCAAAGCGGAGAACCTTACCAAAGATTTCAACAGCATCCGTAGATTGAGTTGCAGGAGAAACAATCTGCTTTACAGTCTCACCAATCTCGAACTTAGTTCCATTTGAATTTGCAATTGTGAAAAAATACTCGGTCGCAAATTTGTCCTGAATAGAATCAATTTCCTTGATACCCGTAGAGAAGTCCTCGTCGGAGTATTCGAACATCTCACATTGTAACTTATAGACTGGAACCTTGGAGAGTTGATAGAACGGAGACTTGTGCTCAACAAATTTGATAATGAAGAACGAACGAGTGAGCGGGAAGAAAATAAGGTCTCCTTCATTCGGACGACCAGAAACAATCTCATTATTATAAAGACCAACAAGCTTTTCCCATTGGCGCTTTGAAACTACAAAGGTTGCTTGGTCACGAATCTCAAGACCGAACTTTGTGAACAGCGTACCATCTCCATCAAAGCCATCCACATTCTCAAGGTACATTTCAATAACATACGCGTCAGTAAATTTGGATTCAATGTCCTCATTTAAAATCATATCGCGTGAGACCATACTACGAGGAATGTAGTACATCTCGTGACCATAGATTTTAAGTGCTTCTGTAACTAAATCTTCATAGAGATTCTGTTCAGACTTTGCACCCTGCGAAAAATAAACATTACGCGGCATAGGTTAACCAACAAGAAAATCCACTGGCTTTGCGTATCTGAGTTCCATGTCAATTTCAAGTTTCTCAATTTCTGCATTGGCATCTTCAAGAATCTTCATGCCATTCATCGTGACGCCGCCTGGAAGTTGCATACCTTCAAACTTACTCATATTCTGACCCCATTGGCGCTTGATTAATGCCGTGGCATATTTCTTAAGGAACATGTCGTTGTACACCTTGGTGTGTGCACCCGAACCATCTCTCTCAAGAGTTTCGTATGCTTCAATAATGATCCAGTCTCCCACCGCGATGGTGTAAGAGAAGTCCATATCAATGAACAAACGGTTCATATGGCGGTTAAAACGAATCGGAGGAACACCATTCAGAATCATATCCAGCATCTCAAGGAACTGGCGGGTCTCAACGTAATTTACCAGTGCTCCTGCATACTGAAGGTCATATACGTCGTTCAAGTGCATTTGGTAACGAGCCGACCACATACCCGATGAATTGGACGAGTTGTTTGTGAGTGGCAGCACTCTTGTAATAAACAAGCAGCTATCCGGAAGGTCAACGTATTTCTGTGCCGCAATCTCGGTGGTTACCTGAACCTTGCGATACGTTTTGAGCGTAGCGTCCATATGATACTCATTCCAGAACTGAAATGCTTCGTCAATACGGTCATTTACCTGATCGTCATCAACATTAATCTCCAGAACAGGAGCGCCGAGTGAACGGAGGCAATAGTCAACTAATTCTTGTCTAGATGATGGTGCAGGCATATCATCTATTTATATGTTCTCACCACTTACCTATTGGACACTTGAGCGACGATAATCTTGACTTGGCTTCCATAAAACAACCGCACTTGGTGCATCTATTGTTTTTATAGAATTCACAGGCGCCACAGGTATCCATACGAGCCTTAATAACTTCTTGCGGTGCAATAATGGGTTGGTTACTGGAAGCTACCGTATGTAAATCCTTAACCAGATTTGATACCTGAATTCCGATGCTTGGAGTTTCCATGGATTAAACACCCCTTTCAAGTCTTTCAATCCGTATTAGAATATCCTTTATGGATTCTATGAGAACAGCGGTGATGCGCTTATAGTCGATTTCATTTGCTCGACCTGAAGAATCCAAAGATACTATCTCCGGAAGTATCTTTGCGACCTCTTCGGAGATTAGACCTAATTCATTTTTCTTGGAGTTATCGACAAGATCATACTTCACACCCCTAAGATTCTTTACAATCTTTGAGGCATTTTCTATTGTTTTAACATTCTTTTTATAACGAATAGAATCCATTCAAACCAACTTTAAGAAAATAATGAACCTAGGCTGCTACTGCCTGAACGGAAGCCAGAATCGTATCCATTGCCTCCCGGTTGAAAATAATCAGAAACATCCGTGTTGCCGTTTCTGAAACCAATGTCGGCTCTTTTACCCGTATCACTATGTCGGGCTTCGTAGTGGTTACGAATGTCACTGGCTCCTTTAAAAAATCCTGTGGGGTTTGGAACCGTTAAGTAATACCATGTAGCGTTAACCGTGAGATACGTTGTACCTGAAGTATGTACTTGTTGAGATCCTGGAGCATCGCCAGTGTATCCATATCCATAGATACCGTAATAACCAGCGTTTGCAACTGTTAAACTTCCATCCACCGAATAACATTGTTGGTAATAGTAGTTAACAAACGTGGACCAGATGATACCTAAGTCGCCCGTCGCAAAAATCATGAACCAACTATCTCCGTCATTTGCACAACCATCCACGTGCACGGTGATCGTGTCACCCGCATTAATATTTGTCGAGCTTAAACTACAATTGACGTATGCCATTATGAGGCTTTAGTGAGTCCTATTTTTGCAAGAGTCAGTTCTGTAATGTAATCGTCGTCGTCCGACCAAGCATTGTATTCTTCTTCAGTAATAATCATATTGACGCCCTTAATCATTTTCATATCGGCATCAACTAATGTATATGCAATTATCTTTGGTCCTTTTAGACGTACCATTACTACAATAATGTCAAGATACTTAACTGTTTTTCCATCAACCTCAACTGGATTTACTTC